CTGTGTTTGTAGAACTTAAAGTTGCTGATGTGTTGTACTTGTAAAGTTTTGGATAGTTTTCTAGGTCACTAGTGTCAATCCATAAGTCGTTAGTTACAAGTGCAGTACCGTCTGATTGTGTAGTCGGTGCTGTTGCTTTAAACTGTGGACCATTTGGATCCGTTGTCGCGTATGCTGTTACATAACCAACCCAAGTTGTACCATTGTGTGCCATGATGTCTGCTTCGTCCGTCGCAGTGTGATACCATAAAGTACCGTCTGCTGGTTCATTAGTTGGTGAACTCAATGAAGCAGTGTAGCTCAATCTCTTCCAATTACTTGCCATGATACCTGTGTTAGCACTTGAGTCAAGGCTCTCACCTGTTGGTAGGTCATACAAGTTTTCGATCAGTGTTGAACTGTTCGCAGTGTATGTTCCATAACTGTGTGCCGTTGTTGCACTGAAACCCGCATCTGCTAATGGTGTTCCTAACGTGTCAAACATTCTGAACTCACCACCCAGTTTGTGTGTCATAACGATCGCACCAGCAGTTGTCTTACTTGCTGAAACGTTTGTTAGGCCTGCACCGTTTACTGCCGCAATAAAATCATCAGCACCAGTACCACCTAGTGTTACTGTTACTGCACTGTTCAATGCTTCTTGGTTCTTAACTGATTCTTGGATTGAAAAAGTTTCTGAACTTGTGAAACTTGGTGAAGTTGCATTACTAGTAATCGTAGTTGCACCGCCTTCGTGTCTGAAAAGTTGGAAGTCACCAACGTTAGGAGTTGCATCAGAGGCATCGCCTGCCGTCATTGACTCCTCAGTGACATTGTACTGTGCGTATAAAGTTCCAACTGTTAATGAAGTTCCACCGTTCGCCGCGTCTAGGTTGTAGATCGCAGAGTGGTGATTAGCATAAAGTGGACTAGCAACCTGAGAGAAACTAGCACTTGATGAACTGTAAAGTTTTGCAACTAAAGCCGCACCTGAGTTTGCACTTGTGGTCTTGAACCAAACTGAACCGTTGGGTCTGTCTTCGTCTGCTGTTTTCCAAGTTGGTCTGTTAGTGTGTTTGTCTTGTAATAATTGAACACCGTTGTAAGTACCTGCTGTGATTCCTAGAGAGGCTAATACACCTGTTTCTTCTTCAAATCTGATCGTGTTAGTACCCGCTGTTGAGTCACCTAGTGCCTTACCGTTGTGGAAGATTTCTAGGTTACCTGTTGTAGCGTTTATACTTGCTGTCACGTTAGTAACGTTTGATCCGATCTGTGCCGCAACATTTGAAAGTGTTGTACCACTTGTTGTGATTGAAACACCGTTCATCTTCATTTTTTGTCCACTCACTACAGTAGTTCCAGAAGCAACTGTGATGATAGGTAAAGATGTGTGCCATGCTTCTGACCCAACCTGTACCCAAGTGTTACTTGCTGTCTTCTTGTAGATCTTGTTAGTAACGTGTGTAGTGTTGATTGCGTAATCACCAATTACACCAATTGAAGTTTTTGGTGCACCAGTTGAAACACCGCCAACTAGGTCACTTGTTGAAGTGATAAGTGTTGGAGTAATTGTTGTGAATGATTGATTAGTCTGTGACCACTCAAATAAACCGTAACTGCTTGATGCAAGGTCAAACCAGTATGTTCCATCTGTTGGTGCCGCGGTTGGTGCCGTAGCACTTCCCACTAATCCTGCTGTGTCCACGTTCGCTCTAAGGACGTATGCTCTGTTGGCAACTCCTAGGAAACTGTAGGCCGCTTGTAAGCCATATTCATTTAATTCATAACCGTTTAATGAATTTCCTGATGCGTCTGTGTAGAATTTCGGATCTCCGAAAGTCTCTGTTAATTCTCTCTGAGACGAGATCAAATAAGCAGTGTTGGCGTTAGCAGTAGTTGTTCCTACAGCAGTGCCGTCTCCAGCGCCGTTTGTCTTGTCCTGTGATGATGCTACTATGAATAGTGGTGTTGTACCCGCATCTGATGGTACGTAGAAACTCTCGTTTATTACTGAAACTTCTACTCCTGGTGATGTTAATGCCATTTTTCGTATTCTCCTTGCAAGTTGTACGTATACTAGAGTTATTTATTAGATCGTACGGTTTTGTTGACATAATTTACCGTTTTCGTGGTGCCTATATAGGCGACGTAAATACACACATGCAGTACAATGACAGACCTTTGTGTACGGAGTGTAAGACCAAACCCAGAGCCTATGCCTATAAAAGATATGGCAGGGTTTACTGGCGTAGTCGCTGTGATACGTGCATTAGGAAAAAAGCCGGTAAGCCAGTGGGAGGTGTGACTGCACTGCAAAGATCCGGATATAAAAAGAAAAATAAGTGTGAACTTTGTGGGTTCAAAGCACAGGCCAAAGCACAACTAGATGTGCTGTTTGTGGATGGAAATCTGAGGAATACCGGGGTTAGTAATCTAAAAACTGTTTGCGCCAATTGCCAAAGGCTGAGCAGTACCCGTAGACTTGGTTGGCGTGTTGGTGATCTTGTCGCTGACGATTAAGGCATCTATCTTGGCATATAGTTCTTCTTTTGTGCCATTGTTTTCAAGGACAAAATCAAACTCTTCTTTTGCCCATGCGTATTCTGATGTGTGTATGTTTTTGGGTTCTATGTTGCCCTCGGTGTAATTGACAAACCAGTCGGGATCCGGACCTCTTTTTACAAGGATAATTTTACCTCCATGTTCTCTAATTTGCCTTACTTCATTGGGAAACCTTGTGTCTGCTATCACTGTGTTTTGCCCCTTATACCTACCAATACAACTGTCAACCCAAATGCCGTCGTACATATGTCCACGCATAACTTCCGTGCCAAAGTACTGTAACACCCATCTTGGTGTCGTTGGTTTTCCAAATTTTTCACTCCAAAATTCATCAGGTTGTTCCCTCCAGTGCCTGCTTGATTCTGTATCACCCTCGAGCATACTCCTGTCCCAGTTGAACATTGACGCAACGGCATCCTTCAAACTTTTAGCAAAACTGTCTTTTTGGTATCCGTGCTTTTCTACAAGCCTGTCAGACACAGTGCCTTTTCCAGAACCTATTAAACCTACTACACCTATCAGCATAAGGTTTATTATACTATCTTTTTAGACGTTTTTCAATCTCTTTGATTGCTTCTTTGACAGATTTCAAAATGGTAATTCTTAGACTCTTCTTTTTTTGTTTCAATGCCTTTACACTCATTAATTCCAGTTCCTGCACCAATTGTTCTAGTTCGTCCAGTGTGAGATCAGAATAGTTCTTGTAATTGGGGTCTTTCATTGCACGGTATTTAAATGGAGTTTGTGGTCAATTAACCAATAACAAAACTGTGTGGTGTTCCACCTTCTTGGAAGTTTCCAATGTCTGCTTCCAGTCTCTCTATCTCTGCCTGGCCCTCGCTCTTGAGTGCATCACCGTTCAGTGTCGTGCCGCCCTGTGGTCCTGCGATGGTGTTGAATTTACCCCTCGCTTCACCTAACATTATCTTAGACACGGCAAGTGTGTAATCTCTGATCCATGGCTTACTGTATATGTCCTTGAACAGTGTGATGTCAGGTCTGTAGTTGTCCGTGTGCATTAAGACTGTTTCGTCGTCTGCCCTTGGTCTCTGTGTGATTGTTAATTTTTTAGTTGCAACGTCAAAATGAAATTGTATGAAACTTCCAAACATATTACCAATCATTTCTTGGTATGATGCGAAAGCATAGTAGGTTGCTAGGCCACCTGTTGCTCCTGCCCTTAGAAGATAGGTGTTTGTGTATGCCAAGTTAAATGGTTCAAATAATGTACCGCCTTCTCCGCCTTCTGTTCTTGAACCAACTGTTCTCCTGTTCAGATTCCTCACGTTTATGATCTCATCTGGTAGGATATAACTGTTCTGATTTTTCTTTAGTTCAAGGAAAGCATAAGATTCTTCAACTGCGTTTGAAGATCGCTGTCGGAATTTGTTCACGGCTCTTTCCAGTGCCGTTTGGTAGTGTTTTGGGTCTAATTCAACGTCAATCATCCCGTCACCGAGATTGTTCTTGACGTAATCGAAAATTTCTTGTTGTCCTGTTTGTAGTTCTGACATACTCATATTTATAGTCATTGGCTGTGCAATAAATATGTATGATATGCCAAGATTATCCATTTTTAAGCCTGAAAAGGGCAACGACTACAAGTTCTTCGATCGCAACATCAAAGAGATGTTTCAGGTGGGTGGCACGGACCTACACCTACACAAATACCTAGGACCCTACGATCAGGGTGATACAAACAAGGACGGTGATGCTTCACCCACGCAACCACAATATTCTGGTGATAGTCTAAACGAGAGAACCATACAAGATCTACTATTTCTAGAGAACAGAGATAGGAAATATTCAGACGACGTGTATGTTGTCAGAGGCATATACAATGTACAAGATGCTGACTTCAATCTTTCACAGTTTGGAATGTTCTTGCAGAACGATACTTTATTCCTAACAGTGCATCTTAATGACATTGTTGAAAGGATCGGCAGGAAACCAATGAGTGGTGATGTGATTGAATTTCCACACATGAAGGAAGATTATTCATTAGACGAAAGTGTGCCAATTGCACTGAAAAGATACTATGTGGTGGAAGACGTAAACAGAGCGGCGGAAGGATTTAGTCAAACTTGGTGGCCACATCTATTAAGATTAAAAATGAAAACGTTAGTAGACTCACAAGAATTCAAAGACATCATAGGCGATGCAACCACAACAGGATCAGTTGCAAGTTACATGAGCACGTACAACAGAGAAAAAACCATCAACGATCAGATTGTTGTACAGGCAGAATCTGATGCTCCTAAGGCAGGATTCAACTACAAACAATATTATGTTGCACCTATCGATGAGAGGGGTAACATCAGGACAGAAAATGTCAACACAGAAGCACAGAGAGCCAGCAGTGATAACACAGTGAACGCAACAATAGACACACCAGCAAGTTCACATTATGGCTTCTATCTCGACGGTGATGGTGTCGCACCAAACGGAAATCCTGCAGGTTTTGGCATTACATTTCCAACTTCCGGTGTTGATCAAGGAGACTATTTCTTAAGGACTGATTTCTTACCTAACAGGTTGTTTAGATATGATGGAACCAGATGGGTCAAAATTGAGGACAGTGTGAGAATAACTACAACGAACGATGATTCCAGAGCAAACTACAAAACAAGTTTCGTCAACAATGCTACGGAATCAACAATAAACGGATTAACAGTCAAACAGAGACAGTCATTGACAGATGCATTGAAACCAAAGGCTGACAATTAAGAATGCTACATTTTTACGAAGGACAGGTTAGGAAATTTCTCACTCAGTTTATTAGAATATTGAGTAATTTTTCTGTGGAGACAGGAAAAGGTAAGGATGACACAGTGCAGTTAAGAGCAGTGCCTGTGGTGTACGGTGACCCAACAAGACAGGTTGCAAACATTATCAGAAACAATTCAGAAAACGCACTACAGTACGCACCAAGGATAGCCGCTTATGTTAGAGAACTTAACTATGATAGAGAAAGGATGCAGAATCCTTATCACATAGAAAAACAGCATTTACGAGAAAGAGGCATAGATGCAGACGGAAACTATACCAACGAGATGGGTGCAGGTTACACGGTTGAAAAAGTGATGCCATCGCCGTTCAGGATGGAAGTATCGGCGGACATTTGGACAACGAATACAGATCAAAAACTACAGATCATGGAACAGATACTGTATCTGTTCAACCCAGACTTTGAGATACAGAAAACAGACAACTACATAGACTGGACATCATTAAGTTACGTCGAATTGACAGGAACAACATTTAGTTCTAGGACCATTCCTGT